CTGTGTGGCGCAACCGTTTTAGTACCGCTTTTTGTACCGACCCTGTCAGGGCCTGGTTCATTGTGGGGAAGTGTGCTACAGCCTGTGTGGCGCAACCGTTTTAGTACCGCTTTTTGTACCGACCCTGTCAGGGCCTGGTTCATTGTGGGGAAGTGTGCTACAGCCTGTGTGTCGTACCTCACGCATTTAAAACTTGACTAGGGCCAGGAACCTAGTAAAGTTATGCATGTCGAAAGGAGAACACCCATGAACTTCAAGACCTATAAGGCTGCGAAGAACTACATTATTAATCGCATCGAGAAGCTGGGCATTGATGTTCGAGACATCAACCTTGATTTCCTCATGAACGATCTGTTCGTGGGTAAGGGTGTTGGTGTTGATTTTGAACTGGAATCGCGCACGCTCGATGAGCCGTTCTTAGCCACTGTGTGGGCCCTTCGGGTGCCTCGTCGTGGTACGGTGAGCGATGAGCAGTGGGAGGCGTCTGTGAGGCGTTTGGGGGCATATATGGGCATCTACTACACGGCGGCTGACGCCGATGGCTTGGAGCGCGATCTCGTGGAGTACGCTCTGTTCTCTCAGCACATGGTGGAGGAGGCGCTGTGAACAATGTTTGTGATTTTGCACACGATTCCTTTGTTTTGCTTGATTATCTGGAATCTTTGGCGGAATCCGTCCACTTCAAACATGAAGGAATCCTGGATTTCAGCCTCATGGGACGACAGTATGTTGTGGAGGTGGACTCCAGAACGCTCTGCACAATTACGACATCTCATTGGAGAAGTCGGGAGCATGTGCGAGATGCCTTCGATTACTTCTCCAGAATGGTTGAATCACGGTGCAAGCAGTAATTGACGCTCTCTTCCTTTATCTATTGGTGACTGCCTCATTTGTTCTCATTTGGTGGTCAGGAAGGAAATAATGGAATACAAGGTCACAATGGACCAGAAATCCGGTACCATGACGACTCGCCGCTCCAACCTGGAGGAGTGGGTCGCCGACGTGGACATAGCCGGTGACACGTATTCGGTGGCTTTTCATCACAACAACATCGTCATCGTCCCACCGGTGGACCAGCAGACCCTTCTCCCCCGCAAGGTCCGCTATGAGGACCTGGAGGACGTTGTTAAGCAGTGCCTTCTCGTGTTCGCCAAGGCAGTATCGCTCACTGCGGTTTACAAGGACCGCATCCAGATTAACAACGGTGACACGCTTAACATCACGTGGGAGTCCAAGGGCGACGGCAAGTGGGAGACCCGCTTTCCGTACAATGGTGTCACCTATGTGATCACAGCGACGGCGACGGAGTCCATGACGGCCTTGACGATGGGCCAGCCCTCCCCCGCCCCGCCGATGGTGACGGCGACCATCAGCACACCTTTTGATAGAAAGAAGATCTATCAGACACTTTCAATTCTTGGCCCATTCCAGATCGATTGGCTGACAAATGAGATTTACAATCAGTAACCAAGAAGGCGCAGACATCCCTGTCAACATTGTGAGGGTTGGCAAGGCCTGGTCGGGTTCGTGCCACCCATTCGGTGGCGAGATGCGCATCATGGTGGAGTTCCAGTCACCGTATACACATGCGAATTGCTGGTTCAACGGCGACTTGATGACGACGATGATGGTGAGGAACTCCCCCACCATCATGAATGTTGTCGAGAACCTTCTCGCCTTGACATTCCCCGACAACAAGTTCTACACTAATCTTGAAGCGTCTCATCCGGAGACACTTCAGCCCTCACTTTTCTGAGAAAGGAATGAATGATGAATACCGATATCGCCACCACCGTTAATTTCCAGGACACCCTTGACGCCTCCGGTGTCTTCACCACCGTCAAGGGCACCGATATCGAGGCCAAGAAGACCGTTTTCAGCGCCGTCAACGACGCAGAGCCCCTCTCCGACCACCTCGGTGAGACCCTCGACGTCGTTGACATTGTCGCCCACAAGGTCGAGGTCGCCAACGAGGAGTCCGGTGAGATCGGCGAGGCGACCCGCGTTGTCCTCCTCACTTCCGACGGTAAGGCACTCGCCTCCGTCTCCGTGGGCATCCAGGGCGCCGTTCGTAACATTTTGGCCTTCCTGGGTGAGCCGTCCACGTGGGATGGCGCCGTGAAGCTCATCCCCGTGGAGCGCAAGGGCCGCCGCGGCTTCCGGTACATGAGCCTTATGCTCGCCAAGGACAAGTGAGATAGGTTAGACACTAGCCGCCCTCCCCCGCCCGGTAGGGCGGGGGAGGGTTTCACGTTGGGGTTACAGGAGAAGCGGGTCGAGGCGCTCCGGTTGGAGCGTCAGGCGTCAAAGAAGATTCGACAGATTGCGGCGGGTCGTTATGATCCGCTCGGGTCGCGGAGTATACTGCATGATATCAATAATGGCCGGTACGGCGTTGATATCACGGGTACCAAGTACGACCCGAGAAAATCAGAACGTCTTGTTAAGCGGTACACGGGCAAACAGTTGGACGCTCACATTGAGAGACTCAAGGGGTTCATGACGCCCACTGTTGGTTTCTACCGCGACCACGAGAACCACATTGTGACGTCGCAGGCGATGCGTTCGTTGTATACGGCGGTGAAGTCGGCGAACGCCAAGAAAGAGGCCTACATTAAGAAGTACGAGGAAGTCAATCCCCCATGGCTGGGCCCTGATATGACTGTTGGCCAGTATGATAGGACGTTCAGGCAGCGTATTAAATTTGATGGATCCGCGATGACAGAGACCCTGCGCCGCGGGGGTTTTCCCAAGCCCACACAGTTCATGCGGCCGGACGCGATAGCAATGCGGGAGAAGAAACTGCGTGAGATGATGAATCCGGCTGACATCAAGGAGAAAATCGCGGGTATCAGGCAGAATATCGTCAACATGGCGGTGTATACGGGTAGTGATTTGCCGGACAAGTTCATGAGTCTCGACGACGAAACTCTCTATTTTATGTGGACGCATGACTCTAATTTGTCCGATGCGCTGGGGATGGTGTACCTAGGTACGCTCCCGGAGAATGAAGAAGACGGCGACAGTTACATGTTCGCTGAGTTAGGTGAGGACAGGCTTCAGTCGCTATGGGAGGATGTGGAGGGTTGGTCCCTTGAGGAAGCATACCGAGACACGCCTGAACAGCGCCGACTTCGAAAGCGTGGACGACGTAAGCCCCGAAACAGGTCTCGCCGTAGGAAGTAGGGTGTGGGCCTGGGGAGTGCAGAACATTCACAATCTGGAACAGTACGACACGGGCACGAGCATCGAGTCGTTCATTGAGTTCATTCTCCACTCCCCCAGCATCACCTACTTCCATAATCTCGCTTTTGATGGTGTTTTCATTCTGGATTATCTTCTCAAGGCGGGATACGAGGTCACTGAGGATCGAAGTGTTCAGCACCGAATCGAGACAACAATTGATGGGTTCGGAAAGTTCTATCGGATTATCGTGCACGCGGGTAAGACACGTGTCGAGTTCCGGGACTCGCTGAAGAAACTCCCCATGTCGGTGAAGGCGATCGCCAGGACGTTCGATCTCCCTATTCAGAAAGGTGAGATCGATTATAAGAAACCGCGTCCGGCCGGCTACTCCCCCACTGATGAGGAGTGGGCGTATCTGCGTACCGACGTGGAGATTATGTCTCGGGCACTCGTGATCGCATCGAATATGGGGATGGCCGGGCTCACCGTGGCTAGTGACACATTGAAGAGTTTTAAGGCGAGCAAGCAGGGAGAGCGCGGTTTCAGGGAGTTGTTCCCCATTGTCCCCGATGAGTGGGACGATGAGATCCGCAGGGCCTATCGTGGTGGGTACACGTATGTGAATCCGCGGTATGCGAAGCGCCTGGTTGGTCCGGGTCACGTGTATGATGTGAACTCACTGTATCCGTCGATGATGCGCATGCGCCTCCTCCCCTATGGTATGCCGCAGAGGTGGGATCATATTCCTGAGTCGGGGTTGTTCATTGTTTACGCGAATGTGAGTTTTAAGCTCAAGCCTGGAATGCTGCCATGCATTCAGTTGAAAAATAATGTTCGTTTCGTGGGTACCGAGTACCTGCACGAGGCCGAGCATGTTGATCTGGGTATGACGTCGGTTGACCTTGCCATGTACCGGGATCATTATGATTTCATAATCCATGATGTACACTACGCATATACGTTTGAATCGACAATGGGCTTATTCGATGATTACACCGATAAGTGGAAGAAAGTGAAGGAAGAATCGACAGGCGGTGTGCGTGCGATCGCCAAACTATATCTCAACTCCCTGTACGGCAAGTTCGGTACGCGAAGGACCGTGACCGGAAGGCGGCCCGTGCTCAAGGATGATCATGTGGCGCTCATCAAAGCGGAGCATGAGGAGCGGGACCCGATATATACGGCAATGGCGTGCTTCATCACTGCGTGGGCCAGAGATTTCACGATACGCGCCTGTCAGAAGAATCATGATGTGTTCTGCTATGCGGACACCGACTCCATGCACCTCCTGGATGAAGCGGTCGGGATTACGGAGCACTTGAGTGACTTCGGCGCGTGGAAGCGTGAGGCAGACTTCGAGGTGGGTGTGTACAATCGTGCGAAGCAGTATGGTGAGCGGATCGATGGGGTTGATGAGATTCACGTGGCTGGACTGCCGAAGAACATTGCGAAAAACGTCACAGTGGAGGATCTCCTTTCAGAACAGATATGGCATGGTAAACTAGTACCACACAAGGTCCCCGGAGGTGTTGTCCTCAGGGAAACGCATTTTACATATAAGGTTGATTGACATGGGCAAGAAAAATGTGACCACTACAATTTCCACAGACCTGCACGCTTTCCTCGATGACAAGCACTGGGCGAAGCGGAAGTCTCTGTCCGCCCTCTTGGCCTCGATGATCGAGTACGCCGCTGTGCAGGAACTGGGGTATGAGCCGCCGGCCACGGAGTCGGATGACGCCGCGTGAGGATAGCCCACGGCGTGAAGCCGCCTGACGCGATGGAAATGAGATTGGCCGTCTTCGTCACTCGTTCTCCGTCAAGCCGGTGATATGATAGGGTGAGTGCATGAGCACTCACCCTATCTTTATGTGAGGAAGCAATGGATTTTCATAATATGATTGATGCAATCCAGAACCCCGGTGAGGAGGGTATTCCTGAAGGCATTTACGATGATCTTCGTGGGGCCTATGATTCCCTTCAAGGGAATTTTGATGCCGCTTCGGAGAAGATCAAGAGCCTGACTGACGAGAACAGTGGGTTCAAGGACCAGATTTCAGACCTCAAGTCCAAGTCGTACGATTTAATGACTCAGATTGGCTTGAAGAATGACGATAAGGGTAACGATGATTCGTCAGCCGCTGTGAATGGTCCGGATGATGGCGGTATTGATGCATTTTTTGCTAATAAGGAGAAGTGAGGAATTCTAATGCCTAGGAATCTTGGGGGCGTTCGCCCCTTCGATAATGTCGAGATCATGAATCGCATTCGCAATGATGCTTCTTATGATTATCAGCGGCGTATTCCGGATGTGACTAAGGCCAACGTCACCGAAACGGTTCGTGGCCTCATGCAGTACACGCCCGCTTGGAATGAGTTTACGGACGCCCTGATCAACAGGGTCGGTTCGTACATCACACGGGATATCTCGTGGAAGAATCCGCTGGCCCCGTTCAAGCGCAACTCGATTCAGTTCGGTGACACTATTGAGGAAGTCCAGGCGGGCCTCCTGCGCGCGTACTCGTACTCCCCCGATCGGGAGTATGGGGAGAAAGCGATTTTCGGCACCGAGAAGCCTGATGTTGCTTCTCAGTTCCACACGGTGAATAGGCAGGAATTCTACAAAATTACGGTGAATCGTGACCAGCTGCGTAGGGCCTTCCTGGACGACAGTGGTTTGCAGACGTATCTGAATCAGATTCTCCAGATGCCCGCCACGTCCGACTCGTGGGACGAGTTTCTTCTTACTATGTCCCTGCTGCGCGAATACCAGGACGGTGGCGGCTTTTGGCACACCCAGGTGCCGGATCTCCAGTCGCTCGGGGCCACCAAGGCCGACGGAGAGACGTTCATTAAGAAAGTTCAGGCGTGCGCCGGCAATTTGCGGTTCCTGGACACGAAGTACAATGCGGGGAAGATGCCCGTGTGGGCCCGTCCCGAAGACCTCATTCTTATCACGACTCCTGAGGTCATTGCCAACATCAACGTGTCTACGTGGGCGGCGGCGTTCAACTTGGACAAGCAGCAGATGGAGGCGCAAATCATCTCCGTGCCCAAGTCGCGGATCAATATTGACGGGGCACAGGCGATTCTGACGACCAAAGATTTCTTCGTCATCGCCGACAACCTACTGGAGAATACGTCCCAGCCGAACCCCGTCAGTCTCGGCCAAAATTATTTCCTTCACCATTGGGAAGTCATTTCTGCTTCGCTGTTCGTGCCCGCTGTCCTGTTCTGGACTGGCGCCGACGATGAAAAGGTTAATATCGTGACGCCCAAGAACCTTGAACTCAAGCCGGATGCATTCCGCCACGCGGATGGTCGTGCCGTCAGTTCTACTGACAAGATGAAGCCGGGCGAAAACGGGTACCTCACCTACACGATCGTCGGCACGGATCTGCCGAGCGATGCTGAGATCCCGGTGGACTTCACGATTGCGGGCAACAAGTCTCCGCGTACGCGCGTCTATAATGACGGTGTGTTCGTGATCGCCTCGGATGAGACGGCCACTTCTGTGACGATTAGTGGTAGGATCGTTGGCGGAGGCCAACTGAAGACGAACGCTGACCCGGCGAAGGCTGGGGGTGCGTTCTCGTGGTCGCTGGAGATCGATCCGGCGCCGAAGGTCTGGCCCAAGAAGTAAGCCGGGTCTCATTGTTCCGGGCCCTCTTCCTATCCGGGAGAGTGGCCCGGATTTTTATTCTGTGCTATGCTGGTTTCGCCCGGTCAGGGATGGATCGGGAGTGGGTTGGGAATCAGCCATGGCCCCGGGGAGTTCTTGCCACCGTTCTTCGCCCCGGGGCCGTGGTGTATCATTTTCCTATGAGTGCTATTACCCGCCCCCCGAAAGACATCGGCGACTTTGGTCTTAATTTTGATTATTCTATTTGGACGCCGAACACTGACGTTTATCTTTGCAATGTGCCATGGGACGCGACGTACCGCGATGTTGTATGGTGGGACAACTATGATGAGTCGTTCGAGGCGATTGTTCACGGCCACAAGAAGCACAGTACGTGGACGCAAATTCATGGGTTGACGTACTGTGCTCAGGGTCGCCCGATCCGTATCGACATACCGTTTTCCAAGGCGAATACCTACAATTATCTTATCGCCAGGAACAATGAAGATCATGTTAACACGCGGAACACATTCTATTACTTCATTACATCAGTAGAATATGTGGCTCCGAACACGACTGAGATTACCGTTCAACTCGATGTATGGCAGTCTTACATGCACGAGTGGGAGATCACGCGCTGCTATGTTGAGCGGTCCCATCTCGGCATCGCCGCCGAGGAGGCGTGGACTGATAATGGGCGCCGATACCTGACCGCACCCGAGGGCCTCGACACGGGGGCTGAATATATTGTCGGCGACGTCTGGCGAGAATTCGTTGCCGCAACGCCAGTTCCCGAGGAGGGGCAGGAATATGACACGGCGAACTACGACGTCGTCGTCACCTCCACCGTTGATCTGGAGGAGGACTACGGGAGCGCTGATGATCCGAAGTTTACGACGGCTAAAGGTAGTATTGCCGAGGGTCTCCCGAATGGGTGTGCTGTTTATGTGATGCCTGTGGACGCTTTCACGACGATGGCCGAAGCATTATCTTATGCCCCGTGGGTAGCGCAGGGGATCGTGAGTATTACTGCCATTCCCAATGGCGTTATAGACTGGGATAAGCTTGAGGGCAGGAAAACGAAACTCCCCGATGTCCCGCATGACGGTAAGAGCGCTGTGAACGCCGATGTTTTCGTTGCCAAAAAGGGTTTCGGCGATGCTTTCCAGAACAATAAAACCATTGAACTCGCCGCCCCGTTCCGAACCGATACTCACATTCCGGACCGGTACAAGCACTTGTGGAAGTTCTACACCGCACCTTACATGTGGTTCGAGTTGACCACATTCACTGGGACGCCGCTCATGATACGTCCTGAGGCGATCGTTGATTGGAAATTCAACGTCACCCAGTGGGCTCACATCGTGCCTCCGAACCCGAGGATCATGTTCACGGTGAACAACCTGAATGCATCCTCGTTCGGCGTCACCGACTACTGGAACGGTCGAAGCGAGCACTTCGATGTGATGACGGGGTTCGCGAATTTCCCCACATTCACGCTCACAAATAATTCTTACCTCATGTACACTGCGTCCAACGCACATCAGATCGCCTACCAGCGACAGTCTGCGGAATGGGGGCAGCAGAAAGCACTGCGCGGAGCGTCAACTCAGTTCGCGCAGGCGCAGGCGTCCATGCAGCAGGGCACCGACATGACGAACCTCGGGAACGCTTATAATACGCAAATGGCGCAGTATAATGCCAACCAGCAATTCATGCGGTCGGGTGTGAATGCCATCGGTTCCGGTGTTGCCAGCGCCCTGGGTGGCAATATCCTCGGGGGCGCAATTAACGCGCTCACCCAAGGGTATAATATGGGTAACGAGTACGGGACCGCCCTGGAGAACAACCGTATGCGGGCTGAGCAGGCCAGTGCGATGACAAATCTGAAGAACAGTTATGGCCGCTATTTTGCGGACAGTAATCTTCAGATGGCTAAGTTCGCCGCCAACGGTGACTATGCCAACGCCATCGCCGGCATCAACGCCAAGGTGCAGGACAGTGACGTGATTGCACCGACAACGTCGGGGCAGACGGGTGGAGATGCGTTCATGCTGTCTGCGGAAGGCTGGCAGATCGTCCTGCGGCAGAAACTTATTGATGTGGGTACGATGGTGCGAATTGGTGAATTCTGGCTCCGATACGGGTATGCAATGAATGTTTTTAATCGGCCTCCGAGGAACTTCCGGTGCATGGAGAATTTCACGTACTGGCAGATGAAGGAGACCTATATTCGCTCTGCGACGTGCCCCGAGGGGTTCAAGCAGAGTATCCGTGGTATATTTGAAAAGGGCGTCACCGTATGGCACAAGACGTTCACCATCGGGAGTGCGCTCATCGGAGACAATGAACCATTAAAGGGGATTCACCTTGACTTCACCTGACGTTAACGAACAGAAAGACTGGGTGGCCAGCAAGATATATCGCCCCTTCAATGAGGGGCGGGGCGCGGGCTACAAGTTGAACCCTGTTCAGACCCGCGAGACCCAGTTGATCGCGATGTACGAGCGCATCCTTATCGAGATGACGTCCAATCGGTTCAGGTGGGTTGGTATGCCTGACACGGTGGACCTGCGTTTCCTTGAGATGACGCTCATGCGCGACGCGCTCACCGTCTTTTACTTCGACACGGAGTTCCAGAGATTCATGACCCTGCGGGCTACTGGGCTCGGGGAAGTGAACATGTACGATAATCCTACGGGCTATACGGTGTATGGAAACCAAGTCTTCTCCCGACAATTATCTGGAAATGAATGCGTCCCCATCTGGGCGAACCATACCCGCATCCCTGACTGGGATATCATTAGCATGTATTCTCAGCGTCTCGCTGCGTTGGATCGAACGCTGGAGATCAACATGCTGAGTGCCCGACATCCGTTCGTTTTCGCCGTTAACAACAATGAATACAATTCAATGGTGCAGGCGTTTAATAAGGTCGTCGAGGGTCAGCCAGTGATTTTCGGCACTGAGGCTTTAAGCGCTGAATCCATGGCGGAAAAGATTTCACTATTCGATATTGGGTACAAGCCAAATCAAATCAAAGACGTCATGGACGCCAAGGTGCGCACATGGAATGAGACGCTTACGTTGCTCGGCATCATGAATGTCAACTCCGAGAAACGTGAACGCATGGTCGTCGAAGAAGCGTCCGGGGCGTCCGGGCAGGTGCTCGCCATGCGCGCCGTCGCGCTCAATGAGCGACAGCGGGCCTGTGAGCGGATCAATAAGATGTATGGGCTGGAAGTTGCGTGCGAGTGGAATCTTGATGAGGTGACGACCGCGGAGAACGCGGCCCTGGGCGCTGTCGCCGGCGGGCTTACCGCTCAGAACCGTGAGCTGGGGAGTACGGACCTGGAGGAGATGCATAAGAGTGGCTGACTACACGATAGAACTGCGTGAAGTGATCGCGCGGCAAGGTGTGGAGAATATCGGGCTGGAGTCTTACCCGATTTTCGACGAGCAGTACCGCGATTTTCTGAATCAGAAGATTATCGATCACTACTATTATAATGAAATTGGGCCCGAGAGTGTGGACATGTTCGTTCGGCAACTCCGCACAAAAATGAACGAGATCATGCCATACTATAATAAGTGGTATGAAGCCGAAATGCTCAATATTGACCCTCTCCTCACCCAGGACATGCACTCCAAGGGCGACCAGGAATCCAGCGGAAGATCCTCCGGAAAGCAGAGCCAGGGTGCCAAGCAGACGACGAGCACCGTGTCCGCGCAGAAAGCGAGCGCCAGGACCGTTCAGTCCGAAACTCCGCAGGTCAGGCTCTCGGGCGACGGTGACTACGCGACCGCCGCTAATGACAATTCGTCAACGTCGGACGGGACGAATGATGTGCGCGGCTCGATGTCGGGCGACTCGTCTCAGTCCGGTGAGTCGTCTCAGCGCGGGTCACAGGAGTCGCGGTCGTGGGGCTATACTGGCCATGCACCTCAGTTGATTGCGGCATGGCGGGAGACATTCACAAATGTTGATATGATGGTGATCACCGAACTTCAGGAGTTGTTCATGAGTGTAAGAAGTAGTAACGACTCTCTCACCGGGAGGAGGGCTACCTATGGGCTCTGGTACTGAACCCTACAACCCTAATGATATTATTAAAGATGGGGATTACCTACTGGTCCCGCCCGACTACAGGCTGACCAATACAGTCCCTTTCACGTATCGAGACGGGTACACCTACCTTCAGATTCTGGAAGAACTGCGTAAGTGGGTCAACAATGGTCTGCGCGATAATCTCTCCAACAATCTGGAGAATCTCGCCGCAGATTATAATATGCGCGTCACCCGTCTCCTCGGCGACGTCCGCAAAGAACTCGAACAGTACCATGCCCTTCCCGAGCAACTACGGGAGCAGATCGCCGAGTCGGTGCGGAAATACGATGAGGAGTTCAAGCGCTTCCAGGAAACACTGACCCAGTGGACGAAGCGGCAATTCAAGGACGACAAGTTCAAGGTCTTCAATTGGCTGACCGGTGAGACCTGTGAAATAAGTGACCTCATCTCTGATCTGCATAACCGGTACACGGTTCATGGATTGCTCGCCGACGACCTGTCCCGCATGGGTTGCACGGCTGGCGATATTGAGAGTTGGCCAGTCACTATCAGCGAACTCGAAACTGAGGGGAAGAATTTCCTTACACACTTCGGGACCTGGATGTTCTCGCCCGTCACAGGCAAGTACTGTAGTCCTCAGGACGCTATTCTCAGCCTCATGGAGTATGTGTCCACCGGCACAGGTATCATCTCTCATACTGCCCAGCAGATCGAGTCTCTTTCTATGCAAGACCTTCAGAACAGGAGAGTAAACTAATGCCAGCTACCAATAAAACAAATAATTTCCAGTTGCCGCTTTATGTGGCATCCGATCATTTCAGCGTCCTCGGCGACCTGAACGGGGCGATGAACAAAATCGACGAGAATTTGGGGTCCGCCCTTACGCAAGCGCGCACCGCATCCCGGGATGCCACGTCAGCCCTCACCGCTGCTAATGATGCTGCTGAGAACACCCACACGGCAAAGGAGTCGGCGCAGTCGGCGCTCGCCGTCGCCTCCAACGCCAAGGGGGAGAGTTCCAGGGCGCTGGAGAAAGCGACCAGCGCCGCGAATGTAGCGGATACCACGGCAGCGGCGGCCCGTGAGGCCTCCACCAATGCCGCGAACGCCCTCGCACAGGCCACTGACGCGACCGGCAAGGCCAACGCCGCCGCCCAACAGGCCAATGGGGCCAGCGCTTCTGCGTCGTCGGCCCTGGAGACCGTGCAGTCGCTGTCGTCTCAGATCAACGAGGCCAAAGCGGCTGGCGATAGTGCTAAAACAGTGCGTACCCGGTACAAGAAACTTAAGTCCGGTACCGGCGAAAGGACGGTCCGCGGTTCCCAGGAGCAGAATACAGTCGTATTCAGCGGATCGATTCACCTTGACCCGAACGATGTAATCCAGTGCCATGCGCAGATTCACCACAATTCTCGCGCCGTGCATGACCTGCACTGGGGCATCAAATGCCAGGGGCCGAGCGGTGTCGCCGAGTACCGGTTCAATGCGGCGGTGCCGGGCGCTTTCAACGGCGCATATATTTATAGCACAGTGGACGGTTTTTTCCATGCCGATGAGGGTGGCGGAGATTACGTGTTCTCGCTGTGCTTCCTCGGTCCCAACGATAAGGATACTCGAGTGTTCTTGGACAACACGTTCCTTGAACTGCACTGAGATGGTATAGCATAGTGCCCCGCAGACAATTCTGTGGGGCGCTATACTATGCTTATGGCATTCGACGACACACATAAAGCATGCATTATCGCCGTGCTCGCCACCGTGGAGGCGGGCAATGACTATGGCATCATTAGTGCGCCGGACACCCTGTCCTTGGGGATCGGGCAGTGGACACAGGGGCGCGCTTATGATTTGCTGAAGCGATTCCCGGGTGGTACGTCTTTCGGTGGGACGGTGGATGGGTGGCTCGCTGAGGGGCGGGATTCTTGGACGATCGGGGCGAGGCAGTACGCGTACCTGAACGGTTCCGACCGGGCAGCATTGTCGGGGGCCTTGGACAGTGAGACCGGGCACAAAATTCAGAACTCTCAGATGTTGGATGATCTCAACAATGATTACATTCCTAGATGCCAGGAACTAGGGTTGGATACCGAAAATGAAACTGAGGCGGCGATGCTGCTCATCGTCGTCATGCATCGATGGGGTAATTATGCGAAAATCCTGAAGCGCCTCGTTAACGCCTGCCCGCACCCGGCCTCTTTGGATGACATGGCTGCGGCGATTAAGTATGAGGGCGAATGGTACGCCGTCGGGCAGCGGTACGAGGTCGCCTATGACATGATCTCCCGCCTGGAGACTAACGGCATTACGTTGAATCCGGGCGATTCGCAGGACCATTCGGGAAACGCGGCGGCGGACAAGGCGGCTGATGCGAAGAAAATAAAAAGTGTCCAGGACATGGGGGATGGAACACTCAGAGTCAAGTGCAATGACGGATCTTTCGCTCGATGCTATAGTGTTGGCACTGGTTATTGGAAGGCTTCTGCTAAAGGGCAAGACAAGGCCAGCGAGTCGGCGCAGAATAATGGGGCTGCACCGGGTGGCCCGGTGGGTGAAGGCATTAAGGCAATGACCAAATTGGCGTGGGATTCGATCGGAAAATTCGAATATCATCAATGGTACAATGCGCGCTTGCACCCGGATCAAACCGGTGTCACCGACTGTTCAGGCTTCTGTTGGTGGTTGTATATGACGTGCTGCAACATTGATATCGGCCCAGGTGGGACTGCAGAAATCTATGGCAGCAGCACGGGGTGGGTCGTCGCGTCGGGTAGTGGTTCGTTCGATGCGGCGGACCAGGTTCGCGAAGGCGATCTAGTCGTATGTCGGTGGTATTCTGGGGGTGGTCATATCGAGTACTGCACCGGAGGCGCCGGTGGGTGGGAGAGTATTGGGGCGCGGGGCCCGGATGGCCATCCTGAGCCGAATAGCGGGTCGTTGTCCATGTTTGCTGGTTGTAGTTGGGAGTTGAGGCGATATGTCTAAGAAAAAGAAATTCTCATACTATTCTTTCGACCGGATTCTCTCATATAATGCTGTCATCAACATGATCATGGGGGCTCGCGGCCTGGGGAAAACTTACGGCGCCAAGCGGATGGTGATAAAGAACGCCCTGGAGAAAAATGAACAGTTCATCTACCTGCGCCGCTACAAGCCCGAACTCAAGGGGTGCAAAACCTTTTTTGCGGATATCGCACATGAATTCCCAGAGTATGAATTCAGGGTGCACGGCACCGAGGCTCAGTACCGCGGGCCGCTCCCCGAGAAAGATGATCCGTGGCTCACGATGGGGTTCTTCCAGGCGCTGAGTGTGTCGGCGAGTGCCAAATCAATCGCATTCCCTGATGTGACAACAATTATTTTCGATGAATTCATCATCGAAACGGGGACACATCATTATCTTAGTGGTGAAGTGCGAACATTCCTGGATTTCTACAGCACTGTGGACAGGTATGATGACCGTGTGCGCGTTCTCATGCTGAGCAACGCAATTTCCATTATGAACCCTTATTTCATTGAATGGAAAATCTCACCGTCGGAAAAGATCAAGCGCTTCGGCGAAGGCTTCGTCGCCATTGAGTTTGTTGATTCCGAGCGATTCGGACGCGAAGTAAGGAATACACGATTCGGTAAATTCATCTCCAAGTACAACAGCGAATATGCTGATTACTCCATCGAGAATGAATTCAAAGACGATACGCCGTGGCTCGTCATGGGAAAAACAGGTACCGCCAGGTACATGTGCACATATCGGACAAAATACGGTTCTTTCTCCGTCTGGAAAGATGGGATGCGGGTGTTCTGCCAGAAAAAACTGCCGAAGGGTAATCAGTTGAAATTCTCCATGTGCCATGATTTGCGCCCCGGAGAGGTTTTTGTTACCCACCGGGATCGTGCACCGCAGACCTTGAAGAGAATATATAGACAGGGGAGGTGCTTTTTCGATGGCCCGGAAACAAGAGAGATGTTCGCAGAATTGTTCATGAAATGAATCACAGTATCGTCATTGACATCAATATGTTAATAGGAGTGCTCCCCACACTCGGCGTGCTCGCTACTTTCGCGATGTGGACGCGAAGGCAGTTGTCCAAAATGGATGACCTACTAGATGATTGGAGAGGGACCGACGCCCGGCCCGGCGTGCCGCGCCGGCCCGGTGTCATGGAGCGTCTCGAAAAAATTGAGACGGACGTAAAAGAGATCAAGGAGATGAAATGAATATTAAGACACGTAAGTATATCTATCGTATTTGCATCGCTGTGGCCTCACTGGCCACCGTCCTGGGGATCGTCAAGCAGGAGATCGTCACCGCAGTGCTCCCCGTGATCACGGCGGTGCTCGCGCTCGCCGACGCGAACGTCCCCGACGAGGAGGCGGGCGATGCCGACTCCCGGTGACATTGCCCGCGCCATCGCCGACAACGATGCGGTTGGGTACAGCCAGCCTGAGCGGCTGACCGTCTGGGAGGACTCGCCGTGGGGCGGCACGCCGCGGAATGTTGATTGCAGTGAGTTGGTCTCGTATGCCTTCGACTACTGCGGCATTTCCGCGTTTCCGAAGTCAACATGGACGGGGAGCATCATATATTGGGCCCGACAGTATGGTGGATTCGAAATTTTCGACTACAGCGCCGACTATGATTACCGGGACAGTGATATTCTGCTGACCGACGGCCATGTCGCGATCGTCTCCGGTGATGACATCTGCGAGGCATGGATCGCTGAGACGGGTGATATCTATGGGGAGCGTGGTGACCAGACCGGTCAGGAGGTCAGGACCGTCAATTTCTATGACCATCCTTATCTTTACAAGTGGGATACAGTCCTTCGTTACAACAATATTTCAGGAGATGATTTTGATATGACGTCCGAGGACCGCGAAATTTTCATCGATATCCGTGACCGGCTCCGAGAGATCAGCGACCAGACCGGCACCGGCATCGAGGGTAGGCGCTACGATGGGCCCATCGTGAGCCGCCTGAAGAGCATCGAGGCGAACACCTATGCGATCTGGGACCTCTTAGCCCCGGGCCGGGAGGGTAAGCGAGCCGCTGGGAGCGTGTTCCAGGCGCTGTGGAACATCGGCAGGGCGCTCACTAGTAAGTGAACAACGTCACCCCTCTCGGCCTTGTGCTGAGAGGGGTTTCGTGTATATGATGTAGTCATCAAAGATGATATAATAAAGGGGAGTAGTATATAATGGCACGCGGTTGGATTCATGGGCGCCTCAGCGACGGCGCCGGAAGGCCCGCGAAAGGTCGCATCACGATCACACCCGACCCCCGCATCGTCATCGACGACGGAGGCAGCGTCATCCAGCCAGTCATCCAGGACGTCGAGGGGGAGTTCGATGTCCCCGTCGTCGTGCCGGGAGAGGACACGAACCCTAAGCACTGGACATCGCATATTGTCTTGACGCGCGAAAGCCCGCTCGTCACCGTCATGGACTGTCACGACATTCTTGTCGCCGGCGAGAACCGTCTCAGCGACCTCGTCAACCGGACGCCCGTCGCGCCCACGCACATGACCACCATCGAGGGTGAAATGCGCACCGTCCGAGCCGAGGTCACCAAACTCTGGTCGGCCGTGCAGGCGGGCCGGGTCAAGGGTCCCAAGGGCGACAAGGGGGACAAGGGGGACCAGGGGCCGGCGAGCACCGTGCCGGGCCCTCCCGGTGAGACGGGGCCTCGAGGGCGGAAGGGTGACCGCGGCGACGTAGGGTTGCGGGGCGTGCCGGGCCCGCAGGGGCCCAAGGGCGACAAGGGCGACACGGGGCCCAGGGGCCCGCAGGGCATCAAAGGAATCGACGGCGCCATAGGACAGGATGGCCCACGGGGGCTGCCTGGGCCCCAGGGGGCGCAGGGTGTGCCCGGGCCGGCCGGGCCCGCGGGGCCGGTGGGGCCGAAGGGTGAGGATGGGAAACCGGACTCGGGTGTGCTTCCTTGGCCCGCGGGGTGGCGTGGCAGTGATGCTGAGATCAAGGATAAGGTGGGGCGGTTCAAGAAGTATAACGGGGCGAACCTGTATGCGACGCAGTTCTTGAGGTCGCCGGATCTTGACCCGCGCAGGACCGTATTTCCGCGGAATGTGGTGTATGACGTTATCGTCACGATGAATGTTAAGTCCAAGTGCAATATTGCCATGCAGGTCAAGTACTGGGACTATGCGGCGAATAAATGGGCGACGCCGGCGACGGGGGACAAGTGGTATCAGCGCAATGGGTTGGACCTGGGTATCATTCAGAGGAATTTCCCGTGGAAAGTCGAGAACCTGCCCAACACAATGGTCTGCTTCGATATTTACGGCAACCAGGATGTGGAGATCCTCGATGTGCGGATCTCGCCGTCGGGTGAGGACAGGAGCATTCAGGACAGGATGTGGGCCCAGGACGAGAAGATAGATGCCCTGAGCGTTGCCCTGGATAGGCAGAAAGGCGCGACGACGGCGAACGCGACCGATATTCAGAATGTGCAGTCGCAGGTGCAGGCACTCAATGAGCGCATGGTTGTGACCAGCCATTTCGCCTACTACTGGGACAACCTGAAAGCAGCAAATCCGAATGAGACATTTTTCGTCAAGAGTGACGCGGGTCTGTATGTGCAGAACATTCATCAAAGCCCGAACCACGAGGTGATAGTCGTCACGCCTCGCTGGGAGGCGGCCGTCTGCGAGTGGATGACGGCATGGGTATGGCTGTGGACGAAAGACAGGTTCCTGAGCGTGGAGTGGTGCATCGAGGGGAGTAGTTCAGCGGATGGTACGGGGAACAAGCGTACGAACACACGACTTCAACAGTTCAGTCCGAAAGAGTTGTGGCAGCCAATGTGTTCGAAATGGGCGGGCACGCAGTTGTCCGGGGACGTGCAATACCTGCGCATGTGGATGAAGTTCAAAGCCGATCAATGGGGTGCCGACAATAAGTGTTGGTTGCGGCAGCTAACGATGGGGAGCGAGCAGACCGTCACCTGTTAACGCGTGTGATTTCGGGTTGAAAAAGCCGCCCCGGTGGTTGGTACCACCGGGGCGGCTTCGTGTCGTTCTTGGCCGTGTCAGGCGACCGAGATGGGGTTCTGGTAGGGGGCCAGGGCGGCCTCGCAGTGACCAATGATCACATCCGAGGGCATGGCCCACACGTGAGTGTCGTAGCCGACCAGCCACTCCATGGCCTGATCGTCCTCGTTGACGTCGAGGTCGAAGCCCATGTTGATCAGGGAGGAGAGGAGGGCGGCGACGAGGCGGCGATCCCCCTTGGTAGCGGTGATCGCCGTGTGGGCGACGAGGTCGATGTGGGCGACGCCCTCGTCGTTACTGAGGGTCCATCGGGTGGTGGGCACCCAGTGGAGGGTGGTGCCGCCGGCGGTGACGTCGGTGACGAGGTGGGTCTTGGTGATGGTGTTCATGGTCGGGTTCCTTTCGGTTGGGGTTGGGATGAACTCTATTGAGTTGTTAACCCAATAATGGGTGAGGCCTAGGCTGTTTTCAAGCAAGCAAACGATTAACCTCGAGTGATGCACGCCATAAACCGAGGTGCGCCTGCTGCCAAACAGAAGCACTTCCAATGAGTAGGCACGCTGTTGCATGTGACAGGTTTTGATTGGAGACCCAACCATAAGGAATGCCCATCATCCACTCTGCCACTCTTTCCTTCTTCTTTATAAAATCGTTGCTATTAGGTGCTTCATGACCCATAATGGCGGACCAGTGCTCAAAAGCATCACTTGGCTCATCACCATACTTCGATAACCATGTCTGAAAATTGGATTTCGTGCGCTGCTTATCAGTGAGTGGTGACCTATTCATGGTCGGAGTCGGCGAGGGAATCAACGTGTAAGGGTTCCGCTTATAAAACGGCTGTTTCACATTAAGAGGCTCCAGACAACCCAATAAATAGGTGCGCTTATGCCTATGAGGCGCACCCACATCACGCGCACTCACCGTCGCCAAAGCACACACATAACCCCATTGCGACAAGCGCGCACGCACGCGGTCCCACGGAGCATGGACGGTGCACTCATAAAACACAAAACGAGGCATCACCTGCCGCACCCGACGCAACGACGCCAACCACTCAAGACTGAGCCCCTTGACTGCCCCGGAGCAGCGGCAGGTGTACAGGTGAATCGGAGGAGCACCAATGATGATGTCGGCCCCGCCGTAGTGACGCGCCCTGAACACGTTCGAGTCAATGACGCGAAACCTATGCGAACAAATAAATGAAGCACTCTTCTCAGTATCAAATGCACGCAACCTCAGAACAGGAGTGTCTATCTGCTCCATCACAGTGTCCAGATTCGATGTACCAGTGAAGTGAGATTCAAGTATGAGCGGTTTCATGATGCTCCTTTCATCGTGTCTTGAGTATAGATACTTAGTGTGTTGAATTCTATATTGTCAAGTATGTAATGCGTCATACGTGCAGTTCTTATGTAACACACTTGCATATGCCCCATTACACACAACCCCGCCATTGTCAACCCCACCCCACCAAATGTAACCCAAATCATATCCAAAAATGAGACACAAATCACGCCTATTCCCGGGAATACAAAATGTGGGGTAGGTCACTTAAATGGCGCGTCCACCCATAACCCC